CAGTGAGTGCAAGAGAGTATGTGTATTTAATCACCTTTTCCAGTTCATAAAAGAACGGAGAAGAATATCCGATAAAGGAATTACTGAGGGAGTAACAATGAAATATTCAAGAATACAGAAAAAGCGATGGAAAAAGAACATATTGGTTAGACAGCAGATAGAAAAAGAGTTAGAAAAATTGGGTTACTGTTTATCAATGGACGAACACTATTATTATTTTAATGATGGTAATTCTTGCGAGAAGACAATAAGAGTATCTAATGATCTTAAACGTATAAAAAAGTATAGCACTGATTGGGATGCTGATGATAATCTCATAGAGTACCCAGAAGAATTTACTAACCAAGAGTTGAAGATATTATATAAAGGGATTATTAAAACAGGAAATTAGTAGGTATGCGGTGGCGGAATAGGTAGACGCAGTTAAACCCATTACGCAGACAAAGGGAGAGTTGACGAGCTAAAAAGCAAAGTCTGTATGTGAAGTGCAAATCCTCACCCGCATTTCTGCTTTTTTGGCGTGTCAAAGAAAAGACGTTAAAACTCGACAGAGTGCCCTCAAGTCGTTAACAAAAGGGGTTCTTGGCTACCTCCCATGGTAGCGTGACGCTGAAATGGGGACCGTGATTGTACGGTCGGCGTTGCAGCCGGAACAAAAGAATGAAAATCCGGCACCCCCTTTCAACCGCCCATAATGGTAACAGGGAGGAAATAACCAGCAGTGAGGTTTTAACGTATTTAAGGTACGGTTTCAAGGCGACCTGCTAAAGAAAAAACTTAGCCCATGCACAGAGCTAGGCTGTGCAATTTTATTATTGAGGAGATAAAATGAAATGCCCAATGCTATTTAACATATATCAAATAACTTCCAGAACACCCACGTATAATGACATGGGAGAAGTAGATGGGGAAACTGTTCTATTCACAGAAAGGCAAACATTCACTAATTGCTATGGACCAGAATGTATGGCATATGATAAGAAAACGAAACAGTGTAAAAAAATAAAGAGAGGGAAAGAGAATGATTACTAACGAAGAAGCAAATATACTAATAAATAAAAGTTTGGAGGATGAAAGAATGAAAGGTAAAGTAAAATGGTTTGACGCAGGAAAAGGTTTTGGATTTATTGAGAAAGAAGATGGGAGTGATATCTTTGTTCACTTTCAAGATATTCAAATGGACGGATACAAGACATTGAATGAAGGTGAAGAAGTAGAGTTTGATATAGAATCTACTGCAAAAGGTGACTGCGCTAGAAATGTAGTAAGACTATAAAATACTAAGGAGTTATGAATATGAATTGTATAATTTTAGGTTTCGGAATTGTCGGAAAGAATTTATATAAAGAGCTTGCAGACTTAGACCCTGATTTTTTCGACAAGTATAAGCCATTCACCAGAAAGATGCATTCACAATACGATATAGGATTCATATGCGTAGATACACCGTTAAAAGATGGTGTGTTAGATTTTACAGAAGTAGAAAATGCTATCAGAGAAAACAACTGCGAAGTATACTGTATTAAATCTACAGTGCCAGTTGGGACTACAGAACAATTACGAGAGAAGCTAGGCAAACGTATTATCTTTTCGCCAGAGTATTACGGGAACACTGTGCATAGCCAAGGCACATTCAATTTCACAATACTAGGTGGCGATAAGAAAGACTGCGACTTTGTTTATCAGGCTATTCTCCCTTGCTATACTGGAGATCATGTGTTCAGATTTGTGGATTCAAATACTGCTGAGCTTGTCAAATTTATGGAGAATTCTTTTATAGCAACTAAGGTAAGTTTCTGTTCATCATTCTATTCAACTGCGAAACAGTTTGGTGTAGAGTATGATGAGTTACGAGAGTTGTTTGTGTTAGACCCACGTGTCAATCCATCACATACTTTCGTATATAAAGACCACCCATACTGGCAGTCGCACTGTCTTGATAAAGACGTAGCAGAAATATCCAACTTCAATAACTTTATGAGAAACGTAAGAAAATATAATGAAACAGCTAAAAACTTACGCAACATTTAGATAAGTTAAGCAAAGATCTTGAAAAGGACCTAGAGAGGTTAATGGAAAAAGCAAAAGAGGAGACGGTTGAGAATGAAGAATCAAAACCAGAAGAACAACCACAAGATTAAGATTTATCACAAACAACCAGGCGTTGTATTCCCAGAGAAAGATAAGCAGAAAATGAACAAAGAGCTGATGTCGGAGTACGACAAAAGAATTAATGATATGCTCCACAAGATAGAATTCACAGATGCAACGCCAGGCCAAGCTTATAAGATGTATATGAAATTGCAAAGTTTCCTTCGAAAGAGGAGAGCAATAAAATCAACACAGGGTACCATCTATACACCCCGTACAGAAACAGGTAACTATATAATAGATGGGAAAGTAACAAAAAGAAAGCTTGACAACCACACTAATCAGTAGTAAAATATCATTACAAATAGAAACACGCAAGTCGTTTACAGGATTAAACGCAGTGAAAACCAGACCCCTAACAATGGCATAATAAATCCTGTAGACCTTACGATAAGGTCTATTTTTTATACCTAAAGAAAGGAGGGGCACATATGAAAATTTGGATATATGGCAAAGTAATGTCTGGCAAAACAACCTTTGCTTCACAATTTGAAGGTGCAAAGATTATATCAACAGACGGTAATGCCGAATATACATTTAATGAGAAAGATATTTATAGAGTCAGAAACTATAAAGAATTAGACAAAGCTCTTAGTGATTTGAAAGCTATCAATCCTAAGTGGGTAATAGTAGATACTACTTCATACTTGATAGACTACCTAAGATTTTATTGGCTAGATAAAAACAAAGTAGAACATGAATCAGAGATAGCATATAAAGGATATACAATGCTTAGAAGTTTTCTATGGGAGAGTATCTTTTCAATAGCTAACTCATTCGAAAACGTAATGTTTATTTCTCATGAGCAAGAGATCATAGAGAAGAACAAATTCGGTAGAGAGATTAGTAAGTTTCAGCCAGTATTTGAAGATAAGCTTCGTGACCAGATGTCAGGACTAATGGGAATAATTGCAAGAACAGTTAAGAGCATCAGCGAAGATGGTACAGCTAAGTATGAACTACATATCAGTAACTCAGACGATGAGTTTGGTGGTTCAAGACTTGCAATCAAATCAACTTCAATCCCATTGACTAAAAAAGCTTTTGACGAAAACTTTATAATATCTTCAACAAAGTTTGATGGTGAGAAACTTATGACTGGTGAAATGAAACTAGAAGATACTTACGCCAAGACAGGCGAAGAAGACAAACCAAAAAGAAAATCTGTAATAGGATAATAAGGAGGAATTAAATATGGATAATGAAGATTTAAAAGAACTAAATGCAATATTCAAAGATATGGGTGGAGTAGACAAGGTTGACGATTACACTAACAACTTTGAATCACTACCAGATGGAGAGTACCTTGGAGAGATCGAAAAAGTATCAGCAAAGAACTCAAAGAAAACTGGTAGACCTATGTTAGAGATTGTTGTAGCAGTTGAAGAAGGCAGAAAAGAATATGTATATCTAATGCTTGCTGGTGATGACTTAAAGAAAACACAAACAGCAGTAGCTAGAGCAGTAACTCAATTAAAGAAGTTAGGTGTGGAAGGAATAGAATTAAGTGACTTCATTGAAGGTGCTATAAGATTAACAGGAACTAGAGTAAATCTAAAAATAGAAACTAATGGAACATTCCAAAGCAAAACTTTAACTCTTGCTTAAATAACCTAAATAAAAAAATACCTCTCGAAATTATACGAGAGGTATTTTTCTGTTCACAAATTTAATCTGTTCACATTTTTATACTGCAGAGTTTCTTAGTTTAATTAAAAGACTGTTACAATCCCTTGCAGGACAAGGGCAAAATAATAAAACCGTTTTAAACGCACGAGGATGCCCATAAAACGGTTTTATATTTTATACGACAAGTTATATTACTTTGATAGTAAAAGTCCAAATCTCGTCAACGTCAGGCCAAGTTTTTGTCAGATTTTTAATAATCTTTTAAAAGTAACCCACTTGTTAATTGAAAGTAAAAGTATCGTTGCCAAATTATAAAGATGAACTATATGTTCCCAAAATTTGTTCTGATAAAGCAAGTGCGGTGTAATAATCTTCGATGCTTGCTCCATTCACTGCACAGGTTCTTATAGTATAAATGTTATTGTTTGATTGGTCCTGTGTTATAGTATCACATACACCGATTGTGCCATCTGGGTCAAACAACATACAACCAACGACAAGTGTTCCATTAATCATAGTTATTGCTGCAAGTTGTGCTTGAGTTGACAATGTGGTCGTGCCACCTATTGTTGTCGAAAGATCTATTGATATTGTGCCAATATTATTCATTCAGGTTCCTCCTAACTAATTAAACTTTGAATAGAAATTGTGTCACCAGATACTCCAGTAACTACATACATTCCACCTATACTATCTGTAATCACGAACCCAGTCTGGATTGTTCCAGAAATTATAGTAATAGCATTTCTGTTAATAGTTGATTGGCCAGTCAAATTGATAGTTGTATAACCTGTATCATTATCTTGTATTGCACTTACATAAATTGCAGTCACTGTAATGT